GCGGCTGGCTGGCGCCGTACACCGGCCGGCCGTACTGCTACGGCCTGTTCGACTGCTGGGAAATCATCCGCGACTGGCAGCGCCGTGAGCGCGGCGTGGAGCTGTGGCGCAAGCCGGGCACCGCCGATGGCTGGTGGGCGACACACGATTGGTCGGAGGAGTGCATCGCGGCGGCCGGCCTGGTGCCGGTGGCTGGCGAGCTACAGCCTGGTGACATCCTGTTTATGTGGTGCGATCCGGCGTCCGTCGGCCCCGACCATGCGGCCGTGTACGTCGGCAACGGCCGCATCCTGCACCAACTGCGCAACCGCCCCTCCGACTACTCCATCTACGGCGGCCACTGGCAGCGCGTCACCACTCATCGACTGAGGCTCCAGCCATGACGTCCATCCGAACCATCCGCCTCGGCGGTGCGCTGGCCGAGCAGTTCGGCGCCGAGCATCGCCTGGCCGTCGACCACGTCGGTGAAGCCGTGGTGGCGCTGAATGCGCTCTATCCCGGGTTCAACGGTGCCATCCGCGCCCTGGACGAACAGGGCATGGTGTTTCGCGTCACGGTGGCCGATCGCGATGTTTCTGAGGATGAGCTGACGCTGGTCTCAGTCGGCGACATCCTGATCATGCCGGTGATCGCCGGTGCCAACAGCGTGGTGCAAACGGTAGTCGGGGCCGTGCTGATCGCAGTTGGCGTCTACACCGGTCAGGGCTGGCTTGTCGCGGCGGGTATTGGTATGGCGCTGGGCGGCGTGGTTGGCATGATGACGCCTATCCCGACCATAGATGCTGGCAGCGCCGACACCGGCAACAGCAAGTCATCGTACCTGTTCGGCGGTTCGCAAAACACGGGTGCGCAGGGCGTGCCGGTGCCTGTGGGCTGTGGTGAGCGGCGCTACAGCGGCATCGTCATCAGTGCCGGTATTAGCGTAGAGGATATGTAAATGGGTGATCGTATCTTTGGTGCCAAGGGCGGCAGCCAGCAGCAGTCGTCGCGTACGCCGGTAGAGTCGCCGGACAGCCTGCAGTCGATCGCTACCGCGCGCGTGCTGATGCTGATGGGTTTGGGTCAGTTTGCCGGCCCGGATGGCGATCTGCTGCAGTCGATCTACTTGGATGGCGTGCCGCTCAAGAGTGCTGATGGCACCTTGAACTTTGAGCGGGTCACCGCCGAATGGCGCGCCGGCACCCAGAATCAGGACCGCATCGAGGGTTTCAGCGAGATCGAGACCGAGTACGGCGTCGGCGTTGAGGTCAAAGCCACGGCGCCGGCCACTCGCCAGATTGACGACCTGGACGCCGATGCGGTCCGCGTCACGGTGTCTGTGCCGGCGTTGGTGGAGGCGAATGCCAGCAATGGCGACACCAACCCGACATCGGTGCAGATGGGTATCGACCTGAAGCCCGCCATCGGCAGCTGGCAGCAGATCAAGACCGTCCACATCAACGGCAAGACCCGCAGCAAGTACCAGCGCTCGGTGCGTATCCCGCTGACCGGAGCCGGGCCGTGGCAGCTGCGCGTGCGGCGCATCACCGCCGACAGCGGCACGCAGAACCTGCAGAACGCTACCGCATGGGACAGCTACACCGTTATCAACGATGCGCCGCTGCGTTACCCAAACTACGCGCTGCTTGCGCTGCGTTTCGATGCCAAGGCGTTTTCGTCGTTTCCCAAAATTGAAGTGCGTTGGAAGCTCGCCATCCTGCAGGTGCCGAGCAACTACGATCCGGCAACGCGCTCGTACAGCGGGCCGTGGGATGGCACGTTCAAGCCGGCATGGTCGGATAACCCGGCCTGGTGGCTTTGGACCTACGCCACCGACCCGCGCTACAACGTCAACATCCCGCCCGGCGCGTGGAAATGGGACCTGTATCGCATCGCACAGTGGTGCGATCAGCTTGTCAACGACGGTCAGGGCGGCACCCGTCCGCGCTTCACCTGCAACTTCATCCAATCCGAAAGCGTGGACGCCTGGAAAGTGCTGCAGGACATCGCTTCGGTGTTCTGTGGGCGCGTGATCCCCTTTGCCGGTGGCGTGCGGGTAACGGCCGACATCCCCGGCGACGTGCCGGCTAAGCATTTCATGCCGGCAAACGTCAAAGACGGTCGCTTCAACTACAGCAGCACCGAGCTGGCCGACCGCCATACTGTTGCCGTGGTGTCGTTCATCGACCCGGACGACGGCGACAAGCGTGCCACCGAGTACGTCGAGCATGCCGAGGGGCTGACGGTCTACGGTTACCAGCCGGTCGAGGTGGCGGCCGTGGGCTGCACGGCACGTGCCCAGGCGCAGCAACTCGGGCGCTACATCCTGGAGACGGCACAGAGCGAAACCGAAATGGTGTCGTTCGGCACTGGCACATACGGCATGGACCTTGCCGTGGGCGAGCTATTCCATGTGTCTCATCCGCCAGTGGCGGGCGGCCGTTTCGGCGGGCGCCTGCTGTCGGTGGACGGTGTCGACGTCACGCTCGACGCGCCCGTCACCCTGGCGGCTGGCGTCAGCTATAGCCTGGAAGTGCCGATGCCGGACGGCACGTTGGTGCGTCGTGGCGTGACCAATGGCGTGGGTAGCACCGCCGCCATCGTGTTGGCCGCGCCGTTCCCGTCGCAGCCGGTCGAGGGCACTACCTGGTTGCTGGTAGCCACCAACGTGGAGCCGACACTGTGGCGCTGCGTGCGCAACGCCGAGGCGAAAGACAACCCCAGCGAGCGCGAAATCAGCGGCGTGCAGCACGATCCGAATAAGTGGCAGCGCATCGAGCAAGGCATCCGCATCGATCCGCCGCCGGTGTCGCTGCTGCCCGATCCGGGTCGCATCGATGCCGTGTCGGTGGTCGCCGTGCGTGAGGTGTCCTACCTGCGTCCGGACGGCTCGCGCGCTGTACGGCTCGATGTCGACTGGCCGGCGCTGTCACACCCCTATCTGCGCGGCTACGTGGTCGGCATCCGCCAGTCCGGTGGCGACTGGCGCGAGCTGCCAGAGCAAGCGGCGAACCATGCCGAGGTGCCGGACATCGCGCCGGGCAACTGGCAGGTGCGCGTCGCAGCGGTGTCGGTCACCGGGCTGCGCAGTATCCAGACCGTGTCGGACATTGCTGCCGAGGGCCACGCGGCTCCGCCGCCGGCGCCGGGTTTTACCGCAACCGGCGGTGCCATGCGGGTGGATTTCACTATCGCCTGGCCGTCGCCTGACTGTGTGCGTGCCGAGCTGTACGGCAGTGGCAATGCCGGCGACCCGAACCCGTACAAGCTTGCGGACATTGCTTATCCATCCAGTACCTGGTCGCAGATCGGGCTGATGTCTGGCGTCAAGCTGTATTACTGGCTGCGCGTTGTCGACAGCTGGGGCAACGCATCAGCGTTCGCCGCTGCTAGCGCGACAACGGAGCGTGACCCGTCGGTGCTGCTTGATCAGCTCAAAAACGCCGTCGGCCTGGGCGAACTTGCTGCCGATCTGGCGCAGCCGATTGCCAGCATCGACACCATTATCCCGGCCGCACTGCACGACAATGCGCTGGCGTCATTGCAGCTGTCGCTCTCTGACTACGATCTAACGCAGCGCATGCAGTGGCAGGAGGAGGTAACCAACGCCACCGTCGGTGTTGATCCTGTCAACGGCAAAATCCAGCTGCTGGCCACCGCCAACGTCACAACCGACGTCGAGCAGCGGCTGTCGCAAGTTGAAGTCGTTGCCGATGCACAGAAAGCTGCGCTCAACAGCACGGTTGCAACGCTTGCGACGGTGCAAGGCGATCTGAGTAGTACACAGAGCCAGGTCAGCCAGCTGGCCGGGCAGGTCACGACAAAGGCCAGCCAAGTTTACGTCGACGATGCTGTGGCGGATGCCACTGGGCAAATCACCGTCACGGCCGCCAACGCCTATAGCGCGCTGGCGGATCAGGCGATCCGCGAGGCGCTGGATTCGTTCGAAGCTGCCGGTAAGCAGCGTGACCTGCAGGCGAGTGTCGCGGCGGCGCAGCAGGACATCAAGACCCATGCCGACGCCATCGCTGCGGAAACGGCGGCGCGTACCGCGCTGGTCGCCAGTGTGGCGGCCAATGCGGCAGCCATCGTTGACGAGAAGAAGGCACGTGTTGATGCCGACACGGCGGAAGCGACTGCGCGGCAGCAATTGGCGGCGCGCGTTACGACGGTGGAGGGTGGTGTTGTCAGCAACGCCGCTGCTATCGAGGCCGAGTCCAGTGCCCGGGCTGATGGTGATGCGGCCGAAGCGGAGGCGCGCCAACTGCTGGCTGCGCGAGTTGATGCCGCTGAAGATGGCGTCGCCCGAAATGCGGCAGACATCGCCAGTGAGGCAAAGGCTCGGGCGGATGACATGGGGGCCGCTGCTGGCCGCATGGATTCCATCGTGGCGGTCGCTGGTGCTTCCAGCAAGAGCCTGGCCGAGCATGCGCTGCGCGAGGCGCTGGATCAGTTCGACTCAGCAGGCAAGCAGCGTGATCTGCAAGTAAGCGTGGCTACCGCATTGTCGTCGGTTGACGCGGCGGCGGTGGCATTGCGTGCAGAAGTGGCATCGCGAGCGCAGCTGGTTGCCACGGTTGCCGGCGTGCAGGCTGCGGTTGTTGAAGAGCGGTCAGCGCGATCGAGCGCCGATGAGGCCGAGGCGAAGGCGCGGCAGCAGCTTGAGGCGAGAGTGTCAACTGCGGAGCAAGGTGTCGCTAGCAACACGGCGGGCCTTGTGGATGAGCGTACCGCTAGGGTCGATGGTGACTCTGCCAATGCCCGCGCACTCGAACAGGTAGAGGCGAGGGTTTCAACTGCAGAGCAGGGTGTGGCCAACAATGCGGCGGCTTTGCTTGAGGAGCGTACCGCCCGCGCCGATGGTGATTCGGCCAACGCTACGGCGCTTCAGCAGGTGCGTGCCCGGCTCGATACCGGCGACTACGCGGCGGTCAAGGAGCAGGCGAGCGCGACGGCGTCGAAGGTGGGCGGCATCGAGGCCAAGTACGTGCTGATGGTCGATGCAAACGGGCACACGGCCGCCATGGAGCTTGGGTCGGCTGACGGCCGGTCGCATGTCGTGTTTCTGGCCGATGACTTCTTGATCGCACAGCCAGATGGCTCTGGCCCGCCGAAACAGGCGTTCATCGTCGGCACGGTCAATGGCATCACGACCGTCGGCATCGATGGCGCGCTGCTGGTCGACGGCTCGGTGGTCGCACGACATATCGCGGCCAAGTCTTTAACAGTCGATCAGATCGATACCCGAGGGCTCGACATCCGCGACGCTGATGGCGCTGTGGTGTTCAGTGCCGGCACCAATCTGTCGGCATCGCGCATCACCGGTCTTGGCGGCCTGGCAAGCAAAGACGTGGTCGGCGCTGCCGACGTGTCGGTCACCTCGCTGTCGGCGATTGTTGCCTACTTGGGTGAGATTGTCGGCGGGCGGGTGCGAAACAGCAGTGGCAGCAACTACATCAACTTCGATGCAGTAGGCAGTCAGGCGTTTATCCAGTGCGGTAATGGCTTCACGTTGCGCGCAGATGGTGGCGGCGAGTTCGCTCGCCCGCTGATCTCGGCGCCGAATGTCGTCTCGTCAGGTCGGCAGCCTGTGGATGCATATGTCAGTCATGGCCAGTCGCAGGTATTCACTATCGCAACAGAAGCCTATTTCCCGTCTGCATGGAACGCGGCGCCGTCTGACATGTATGCCGCGAGCTGCACCATCAGTAGCGGTTGGTCTGAAAACGGAGGTGGGACCGGGCTGGGTCGCGTCGAGTTGCTGGTGGGTGACGGCCTCAGCGCGGGTGGCGGTGGCTATGTCGATGGCCGGGTCTACATCCGCTATCACTACGAGCACACCGGCCAGCCGATCCGCATCACTGAGTTGCAATGGAAAGTTGTCCGTCTCTAAATTTCAAAAGAGGTAAATCAGCATGGCCTGGTACAAAACCGGCTCTATCAGTGCGGCCAACGGCGCCGCTGTCGTTTACGGCGCGGGCACCGCCTGGGTCGACGCTGGCGTGCTCAACGCCGGCGACATCATCACCATCAACGGCACCTTGTACGAGATTCTGAGCATCCAGAGCAACACGCAGCTGACGCTGGCGAGTAACTACCTGGGCGCTACAGCGGCAGGCCTTGGCTACGCGATCATGCCGATTGGCTTGCTGCCATCGGCGTTGGCACAGCAGGTGAAAACCACGCTGGCTACCGCCAACACCGCGCTGTCAGCTGCTGTGCGCTCCGACGTGCAGAACCTGACGGCCGCGCAGCAGCAAACCGCGCGCAACAACATTGGCGCGCTGGGTGCCGCTGACGTCGGTGCCGGCCGGCTGGTGAAGTCGGTCGCGGGCGGCGTAGATGTGGTGCTGACGGCGGCCGAGGCGGCGAACCAGTTTCTGGAGTTCACCGGCACACTGACGGCCAATATCAGTGTGATCGTGCCTGCTGCGGTGCGGCTGTACTACGTCGTCAACAATACCAGCGGTGCATTCTCGCTGACGGTGAAAACCGCTGGCGGCAGTGGCGCGTCGGTTGCGTCCGGCGGGCTGGCGGAGCTGTATTGTGATGGCACGAATGTGCGCAGCGCCTCGGCGACGAATCTGACGCTGAAGGGGCTGATCGTCGATGACAGCTTATGCATGGGAGCGCCCAGTTCCAACGGAGCCCGAATAAACCTCTCCGCAGGTGTCGATGCTCAGCATATCCGCATCGCCGATGGTAACCACAACGGTAGCTTGCAGACATACAACTACCCCGTCGCGTCCTACTACGCGCGCAGGGACGGTTACGTACGAGGCGAGGACAATCCGCCGCTGGCTGTTAGAGGTGCCACTGCGTCAATCGTGTTCACTGATCGCCCGGGAACGGAAGCATACCAAGAGAACTGTCGCAGTTCCGATATTCAGCTCTGGACGGCGCGAAACAACGGAGGTACTGGGCTGGATGCGAATCCGCAGGCTCAAATGACCGTGAGGGCCGAGGGGCGGGTTCTCATCGGCACCACGACCGACAACGGTGCGGACAGGCTGCAGGTGGCCGGCTCGCTGTGTGCGACTGGCCCGAGTAGATTCGGACAGTACACACTCTCCACCCTGCCGTCCGCCTCCGCGTACAACGGCTACATCATAGCCGTCAGCAATGCCGCAGGCGGCCCAGCGCTATGTCTCAGCAACGGTAGCAGCTGGATCAATATCCGCACTAATGCACCTGTGAACTAAGGAAGAAACATGACCATCATCGAACAGACCCGCGCTTACGAGACGCTGATCCGTCACCACGCCGACGGCAGCATCGGCGCTCATCATGTCCGCATCTACGAAGTCGTCAAAGACGGCATTGTGCTGTCTTCGAAAATCCAGCCGCCGGTACAGCTGTCGGTCGCCGGTGAGGAAGGCCTGCCGCTAGCCGACATTCTCGGCGAGACGACCGCCGCTGCCCTGCTGGCGGCCGAAGCGGCTCAGGCCGCCCGTGCCAAGGCGGAAGCCGAGCTGGCGACTGTAAAGACCCAGCTCGAAGCGGCTACGGCGCAATCCACCACCCTACGACAGCAGCTCGATGCTGTGCGCGCAGAACTGGCGGCGCTGAAGGGGGTGGTATGAGGCTCTACGACCTTGGCGCTAGCATCATTCTGGGCATCAGCGTGATGTACGCCATCGGCTGGTTGGCCGACAAAGCCAAGCCGGCGCCAGCGCCGCAGTGCCTGGTGCAGGCCAAGCTGCCGGACGGCACGCCGGTCCAGCGCTGGCGTGACTGCACGCCGGACGAAATCAAAGCCACGCTGTAACGCCCGCCCTGACAAGCGGGCGTTTTTCATTCAAGGGGATTTGCATGACCAAGACCATCCAGCGCCGCATGGCGCTGTTTTTCGTTGCGCTTGCCGCTGGCTTTATTGCGTTGCTGGCGTTCCGCTCGCTGGCCACGGCTGCCGGGGTGGCTTTGCTGTCCGGCCTGTCGGCCCAGGCTATCGCCGGGACTGCTGGCGCGGGCAAAGCTGGGGCGGCAGGCGCTGCTGTCGGTGGCGTTCACCTGCCGGCATTCGTCGGCGCGCTGATGGGGGCCGCCCTGCAGCTTCTGCAGCTCAAGGGCCGGCCACTGCTGGCGAGGGTCGTTATCACCGGTGTTTCGTTCGGTGCGGCGTATTTTGCAGGGACCTTCGGCGCGCAGCGCTGGGGGTTGGAGCCGGGCGGCGTCGGTGTGCTAGGCACCGCCGCAGCTTACATCGTGGTGCCGCTGCTCGATGCGGCGCGCGCGATGCTGGGGGACGTCGGCTGGCTGAAACGGCTGGTCGGCGCCCGGGTCGGTGCCTCGGAGAGCCCGCCGCAATAATCCACTGAAACTGTGGATAACCTGTAGTAGTGACGACCGATTATCGAGCACCGGAGCTCCTGCTGTTTCGGTGCATATTTTTTGCACACCCGCCCGCGAGGCGGGTTTCTTACTTTGAGGGGGTTGCATGACAAAACCCACGGTCAGCGAAGACCAGTTTATCGACCTGTGGCGGCGCTACGGCGGGGCTGCTGCACTCGCCCGCCATCTCGGCATCAGCGAGCGCGCCGTGCTGAGCCGCCGGCGCAGCATCGAGGGTAAGCGCGGTGTCACACTGGCTGCAGCTGCGTCTATTGGCGGGAAAGCCAATGCCGTGCATAACGATCCGCCCGCCGAAGCACCTCCGGCGCCGGATGCCGAGCTGCGTGCCTTGCGCGCTCAGTTGGCCGCCGCCCAGCGCGATCAGCTCGACGCCGAGTTCGTGCGCCGCAAGATCGTTGGCCTGGTGGGCTCGGTGTTTGAGACGCCGGATTGGATCGTCCGCCCGCCGTCACGCGCCGGCGAGCTAGGCGTGCCTACCCTGTTCGCGTCCGACTGGCACTGGGCCGAGGTGGTCGACCCGCGCCAGATCAACGGCGTCAATGAATACAGCCTGGAGATTGCCCACCGCCGCGCGCGCAAATTGATCGAGCGCACCATCCACCTGCTGCGCAATTGCTTTGTCGGCGCGAAATACCCGGGGATCGTTTTCGCGCTGGGCGGCGACATGGTGTCGGGTGACATTCACGAGGAACTGCAGGCCACAAACGAGCTGGAAATCATGCCGACGGTAGTCGACCTGATTGGCGTGCTGCGTTGGTGCATCCAGAAGCTGGCCGACGAATTCGGCCGCGTATTCGTCCCGTGCGTCAGCGGCAACCACGGCCGCAACACCAAGAAGATCCGCGCCAAGGGGCGGAATTTCACGTCGTTCGACTGGCTGACCTGATCCCGGACGGCCCGGACGCCTACTGGAAGGTCTACGGCACGCGCTACATGCTCACCCACGGCGACGAGTTCCGCGGCGGCGACGGGATGATCGGCGCTCTCGGGCCAATCGTGCGTGGCGACCACCGCAAGCGCTCTCGCTCCGGCCAGATCGATCAGGGCTACGACGTGCTGCTCGTTGGCCACTTCCACCAATTGATCCAGCTGCAACGGCTGATCGTCAACGGTTCGCTGAAGGGCTACGACGAATTCGCCTGGCGTTGTGGTTTCGGCTACGAGCGCGCCCGGCAGGCGCTGTGGATCACTCACCCGGAACACGGCATCACCTTCTCGATGCCGGTCAACGTCGATGACAGCGCCTCAAGCGCCGGCCGTGCCGCGGCTGACTGGGTTAGCTGGCCGGCTGCGGCGTAGCCGGATCAGCCATTCGAAAGCCCTGAACAACCACCAGCCCGCCCTGCGCGGGCTGTTTTTATTTGGAGACCCCAATGGGCCAACTCCCCGACATCATCATCTTGACCGGCCAGGCCGGCTCCGGTAAATCCACCATCGCCGCCGAACTGGCGGCCCAGGGCTACACCGTCGTCAAGTTCGCCGGCCCGCTCAAGGCCATGCTGCGCGCACTCGGCCTTAGCGATGCCGAGATCGAGGGCGAGCTGAAAGAGCGGCCCTGCGCGCAGCTGGGCGGCTGCACGCCGCGCCACGCCATGCAGACCCTCGGCACCGAGTGGGGCCGCAACCTGATCGACGCTGATATCTGGGTGGCCGCGTGGCAGCACGCCGTGCGCGGTGTGCTGGCCAGCGGTGGCCGCGTGGTGGTCGACGACTGCCGCTTCCGCAACGAACTGGCCGCAGCCATGCGGCTGGGCGGGATCGCGGTGCGCTTGGTGCGTGATGGCGCCGGCACTGTTGCCCACGCCAGCGAAACCGGCCTCGATGCCGTGGAGCTGCCGGTGGTGCTCAACGACGACGAGCCGGCGGCCGTGGCGGCCGAGGTGCTGGGCATCGCCCAATCGATTCTGGAGGTGCTGGCATGATCGGCCTCGATGCGCTAAAAGTGGCGTCGACCCAGCTCGGCGTCAGCGAGAAACCGCGCGGCTCGAACGACGGCCCCGAGGTGCGCCAGTACCTGGCTGCCGTCAAGCTCGGCCCCGGTTACGCCTGGTGCATGGCGTTCGTCTATTGGTGCGTGGCGCAAGCCTGCCGTGATCTGCACCAGGTCAACCCGCTGCTGCAGACCGGTGGGGTGCTACGCCAGTGGAATGAGCGGCCGGCGCTACGCGTGGCCGCGCCGCGGCCGGGCGACGTGTTCGTGATGGAATTCGCGAAGGGCCAGGGCCATACCGGTTTCGTCGAGGCGGTGCTGGCTGACGGCACGATTCGCACGATCGAGGGCAACACCAACGACGACGGCTCGCGCGAGGGCTACGAAGTGGCGCGGCGCGTGCGCAAGGTGTCGACGATCAAGGGCTCGTGCTGGTGCCGCTGGCGCTGTCGCACGGCCTCGCCTATTGGTCTGGCCAGTCGGCCGAGCGCGACGATTGGCGGCTGCGCACGGCCGAGCAGGGCCGGCGCGATGAGCAAGTCATCGCCGACCTGCAGCGCCAGCTGCGCCATGCCGAAACCCGGGCTACCAGTGACCTGCTGGCCGCCGAAACCCGCTACCGGAAGGATTTGCAAAATGTCGAATCTGAGAAAAACCGCCTGCTGGCTGGGCTGCGCGCTGGCGCTGTCCGCTTGTCAGTCCCCGTCAAGCCTCAAGTCTGCCAGCCTGCAGGAGCTGCGCCCGGCGGTGCCGAAGGCGGAACCGATCCAGCGCCACGCGCCGAACTTTCAGACGCGGCTGCTGGATTTCTTGTCGAGCTCGGCGCCGAAGCAGACGCCGTCGCCGTCGAGCTGAACCGGTGCGCCGATCGGGTGGATGTGCTGGAGCGGTTGTTTAGCCCGCAATAGCAACAGGGCGACTGTCCGCGTAAACCGGACGGTCGCCCTGTGTTGTTTCTGGTCCCAGCCGGCGGCTGGATAAGTCGTTGTTATGTAGCTGCTGCGCCAAGGGGAGAGAAGCGGCCGCCGCCCCATGCGGACACATCGGGCGGGGCCATCGTAGCCCGCAGACACACCCTGCGAGCCTTGACCAAGGCTTCCCTGCCTGTGCACAGGCCAAGGGAGCCTATCACATACGTGAAAGGCTCGACAGATGAACGAGATTAGATGTGGTGGTTGCAATAAAAAGCTGGGCGCGGGCGTTTACCTGCATTTGCAGATCAAGTGCCCCCGCTGCAGCTTGATGAATCATTTTAACGGGGAAGGCCTGGAGCCTCATTGCCAGAGCGCCACGCGAGCGCCAGGGGGTAGTAACCATGGCAATGCCTATCATCCCATGGATCGGCGGCAAGCGCCGCCTGGCAGACAAGATTCTGCCGTTGTTTCCCGCGCATGAGTGCTACGTGGAGGTGTTTGCCGGCGGTGCGGCGCTGTTTTTCATGCGTCACGCGCCGGCCAAGTGCGAGATCCTGAACGACGTCAACGGGGAGCTGGTCAACCTGTACCGGGTTGTCCAGCACCACCTGGAGGAGTTCGTCAGGCAGTTCAAGTGGGCGATTTCCAGCCGGCAGGTTTTCGAATGGATGCAGGCGGCGCGGCCGGAACTGTTGACGGATATCCAGCGCGCTGCCCGCTTCTACTATCTGCAGCAGCATGCGTTTGGGGGAAAGGTCGATGGTCAGACATTTGGTACCGCAACCACAGCGCCGGTGGTCAATCTGCTGCGCATTGAGGAGTCGCTCTCCGCAGCTCATCTGCGCCTGGGTGGCGTTACTGTGGAGCATCTGAGCTGGCTGGCCTGCATGGAGCGATACGATCGTCCGCACACCCTGTTCTATTGCGATCCGCCGTACTGGCAGACGGAGGGGTATGGCGTCCCGTTCCCGTTCGAGGAATATGAAAAAATGGCGGCGTTCATGCGGCGGTGCCAGGGCAAGGTGGTGGTCAGCATCAACGATCACCCGGACATCCGCCGCGCCTTCGATGGCTTCCACATGCTCGAGCTGGATATCAAGTACAGCAACGGCAACAACCGGGCTGGCGCGCCCGCCGTCGCCGGCGAGCTGGTGATTACCAACTGGGACGCGTCAACCTCGGGCGGCTTGTTCTGATCTAAGACGGACGGTATCACCAGTCTTGCTTCTTGTCCTGGGCGCCGACGTTGGCGACAATTTTGTCGCCCAGGTCCAGCAGTCGGACGCGGGCGCGTTCAAAGTCGCTCTTAACCATAACGGCCTGGCCCGCGTAGCCAGGCCAGGCCAGGCTGATGTTGGTGAAGTTCAGGCGGAACCGCTCGTCCTTGATGTCCATGCGCATGGTGAATTGGACTGTCCAGCCCGCCTTGGTCATGCAGTCCAGCGCCATCGCGGAATCGCATGGGTAGGCGATTGACCCGTTGCCAATGATGGTACCTTCATCCTTGCTGTCGTACTCGAGCACTGCCTTAGCCGACCGGAAGTTCTCAGCAATCCACTGCTTGCTGGTCGAGTAGATTTTCAGCTTGTTCGCGCTCGGTACCGCGTAGACCTTGGCTACCTGCTCCTGCGAGGTGTTGACGGTCTCGATGGTGGCGCACCCGGCAAGCGTGGCGGTGGCCGCCAGCAACAGCGCAAGTTTTTTCATGG